ACTTTTCCTTTGTAGCTATCTATAATCGAAAAAACAAATTGTACAAAATTACAAAACAAATTGTACAAAAAAAAGTGCGTATAATTGTGGAACGGGATGAGGTTTAATTTTAGCGAATGGCGGTTAGGTAGAAATAATAAAGGCGGGAATAATCCCGCCTTTAATCACTCTCTTCTATCAAACGTTGCGTACTTTTCGACTTGCGGTATCTCCCGTTTAAATCCTGCTTGAATAGTGGTTAAACAGCGTTTGAGAGTTCTTTCCATTGCCGGGAGGATATCGTCTCGATAAAAATCGCGCGGACGTTTGGAATAGTCTATTTTCACGATTTCCTGTTCACATATAGGGCCCGTGTCAAGGCCCTCATCAGCCCAAAACCATGTAGCTGCGGTTATTGGCTCATGACGTTTGTAAGCCCATTTAATCGAAGCCGCTCCGCGCCCGTATGGAAGCGGAGACGGGGGCTTTTTTATTGCCCATCCGTCGTGATTCGAAAATTTATTTTATACCTTTATACTCAATTTTTAAACTCATTTAGCGATGAAAAAAATTATTCTACTCTCATTTTTCTTCGGCTTGTTGCTTAGTTGCGACCCGAAGCCCGAAGTCGAAACCGACAAAGGTCAGCTCGACCCGAATGCGAAAATTGTTCTTCGACCCGATAAGTCCGTACAAACACGTGCTACGATTGGCGGTTACACGGGACTTCAAGTGGTGCAGGAAGCTGTGAATATCTATTGGAGAAGTCACTGGTTTGATAATCGTTATTATGACTCCGAAAAAATAATTGCTCGGACATTTATAGAAACATTAAAAGACTACAATAAACCGGCTCTGTTGATGTGGGGCACAGATATTATCTCACAAGAGGGTGATTTTACTAAAGATTTCATCTACGGATATGACGTTGTTATCACCGATGTTCATAATGATACGATAGCTTTCGTGCCCGACAGTGTGATCAATAATGCTCGTCCGCTTATCGAGGCGGCTTATAATGACCAGAATTATACGGAGTGTTACCGTATATTCAACGAAGCATTTACATTTCTGCCATTTCCGGCCGAAGAATAATTTTTCAAAGAACTATATATTAATAGCCGCTGCGTGCGGCTTTTTTTGTCAGTAATTCCGACCTGTTATCGTGAAGTGGAACCCTGTATCTGCCAATGCCGGGCTACTTCCTACTGAGTAAAAATATACAACAAAATTATCCGTACCTTTGGAAGATATATACGATGTTCTATTCGATGATGTAGGCGTTATTTGTACCTGATAATCCATATGCCCTATACTATGATAAACGCGATATTGTCCCGTTGCTATTTTTACGGCAGTACTCGAAGCGTGTTTTTTCGCGCCCCACGAACTTGTAAATCCTCCTGTATATCCAACTTCACCCGCCAGCAATACTCCCGGAATATTCGTTTGTCCACGAACATCCAGCCCGCCATTCTCGCTAAAGTGCATATGATTATTCGTGTACCACGCCATGAATCCATTAAGACCAAACTCAAACCTCCTTATATCCTTTACAAAACTCCATGCAAGCGTCGATATGCCTGAAATACCACCTGACGCAGTATAAGTATTTTTAAATAAGCGTCTTACCTGTATTTTATAAACTCCAACTCCGACAATAAGCTCCTTATTAACTGTGAAATAACCCGATGTAGATGGATGTTGTTCGTCAAGTACTCCTCCTATTGAGGAAAGTGTTGCATACGTGCTATCATCTTTAATTAAAATTATTTCTACCAGTGCGTATCCGGACGTGTAACCGTGCGGAATATCGAGTTCCGCATCAATAGTAATAGTACCCGAAAATGTAAGTTTAGAACTATCTTTAGTAACGGTAATGTAATTGATGAGTGTCGTTGAACCTGAAGTGGAATATATTGCATTAGAATTCGTAACTGTACCGCCGTCCTGAGTCGTGGACAATATATCTGCAACGGTCGGGATATTCGACTTTGAAAACATCAATCGTATCAACGTCGTATCGCTTACATCGCGTATAATTACATTCCCGTTCGCATCAACATCCAACACACCAACCTTGCCGGTCGAATTGTGGCGAAATATTATTCCCGCCGTACCCGCAATGGCATCGGCATATGTTCCTGTCCAGAAAGCGGGCAAGTCGCGATTAGACCCGCGTATTCCAGAAATACCCGCCGTTTCGTCTGTCGAGTTCAACTCCCTAAGCAGCATCATAACCGACTGTATCAACCCGCCATCCACCGTTGTTCCGAATTTGTCGGTTATCGCCTTGCTCGTATTCGCTTTCGCAAGAGCGTCAGAAGCAGTTGTTTGGGCCGCATTTGCCGTTGTCTGCGCATTCTGCGCTGCTATCAAAGCTGCATAGTAGTCCTGTGCTACCACCCAAGCCGTACCATCGTAGATATAGAGTTTATTGTTGGCATCTGTATCTACCCACATGTCGCCCTTGTCGTTGGCCGTCATTCCTGTAGGGGCTGACGTCTGATAATAAACCTTAGCCTTACCGTCCGCCGTTGTCTGTGCCGTCTGTGCGGAGTTGATAGCTTGCGCTATCTTACTGTCTTGTGTGTTTACCCATGTTCCTGACCGATACGTGTATATCTTATTCCCGTCATCGGTATCAAACCAGATATCACCTTCATGTGCCGTTGTCGGAGCGGCAGTTTGATAGAATGTCTCTATCTTTCCATCTGCAGTGGCTTGTGCCGTATTGGCCGCAGAGAGAGCGGATTGAGCTGCAGATGAAGCCGCATTCGCTGTTGTTTGTGCCGATGCGGCTGCCTCCTTAGCGTCCTGAATACCTGAATCAGCACCTTCCGCCCATGTATCGAGATCGGTCTCTACCCCCGATGAGAGGAAACGGATCCTCCCGGCGATAATTCCGTTCAGCAAATCGAAGTAAGTACGACCATCCTGGCTGACGATCCTGTCTGTTGTTACCTGCCCCGGGAGGATCTCCGTAAATCCGTACATCCGCGCAAACGATCTGTCCCCGTCCTGTTCGCTGTTCAGAATTCCGACGAGAAAATGATAGTAATCTGCCACGGACTCCATGCCTATAGCCGTTTCGGAAAGAAGGAAAGTACCGGTAGTGCCGCTCCTTGTGCATTTAGCATATAAGTAATACGGCTTATCAGGATCAAGAGCCGGAGATGTGTAAGCCGCTATGTCCCAATATTTGTATTCAGCTGCCGCATGAGAATTTTTGATGTCTGTAATGCCGAGCGTCATGTGCTGCATAATTCCGGCCTGAATGGTAAATTTTCCCGTTTGACGATCGAATATAAACGAATGATCAACCGATACCGGGTTTGTTTTGCTGTTCACAAAACGAAATTGCAAGCTCTCATCACCCACGATCAGCTGCATGGTTTGCACCGTGATTGGGTTGATCCCTTTGCTGAAATTCAGAAAGGCTTTTTGCAGCATATTCATCGTTTCCGACAAATCGCGCCAATTGCGACGTGGATAATTCGGGTTGGATATGCCGGTGCGCTCGATTACATTCTCCACTTCCTCGATCTTTCGATCAATCCTCGAAATGGGATTTGAATATACCGTGTCGGATACTTTCACGCTATCATAGCGGTAAGGTTGGTTTAAATACCGATTAAACCCCGTTATACGGATATTTAAACCGTTTTTCAGCGCCTCGATATATTCATGCTTTAAAATAACTTCTTCGCCGGGAAGTAACGTTAATCGGTTTGCGATAAAATAAACTTCGTCGAGAGCGATATTGAATGAAAGCTTGTCCCTTTTTATTTTATCGAAATATGCCTGAGCCTTCGCCTTTAATTCGGTTTCGGCCGCCGTAACGTAACTTTGCGGCATATCAATATTATAAATAATGTAGGTGTCTCCTACCGACGGATAAAGCGATTGTGAAGGTAATATCTCACCGGACGATTCCGTATATTGAATAATCTCGAATTCGGCCGTAACGGCATTATAATTTACCTCAAAATCGTATCCGACAAGCGCACCGGACTGAAATATTATGTGTTTAGCCAGCCCCTCGATCTGGCAATCGTTCGGGTTGAAATCAAGCTGAGAATCGGTGAAATAAAATATTCCCTGTGAAGTATTTCTAACGGAAGAAACAGTTCCAAGACGACGAGGATAGATATCGTCGAAAACAACGATATCTTCGACGATATCGGCTCCCGGTACTTCAAGGTAAGGAACGTCCATCCTCAGGCGTGTCGATCCGTAAGTTTGCGGCAAATTTTTCGTCCCGCCAAGTGCATATAATCGCGTAATTGAGGTATTCCCGAGTGCTTCTTGCTGTACAGTCAACAAACCGGTTCCGATAGAAATCACTTTTATCGGATTATCCGCATAGGTTCGTTTTGCCAAATTTATCGAATGACCTTCGACATACCACTCGGTGTCCCATTCCGAAGCTGCGGATATCAACAAATCGAGGCAGCTTTGATTCGAAATGGTAATGGTTTTTGTTTCCCCTTCCAGGACATTTCCGACAGACCAAACGCCGCCTTGTACGGAATTCATATTATCGACAATAAGTTGGACTATATCCGATGGCGTGCAAGTGAACGGGAATTCGGATTTCGATAAGTCCCTGGCGGTATCGTACAGAAAAACCTTTACCTTTTCAAGTTCCTTGTAGGTATTATACATTTTGATGTTGTAATGTAAAATACCTTTGATCATTTCCGGCACCGGTTTTTCGATAAGAGAGAAACGTTCGCCAAATGCGTTGCAATAGTCGTTTTTTTCGAAATCTATTTCGGTTTTGAGATAAAAATCGAGTACGGCATAATCGTCGCCCATGATCGAAAAACTGCGGTAAGATTGATCCGTTATCAATACATCCGCTATTGCCGTATCTCCCCTGTATATTTTCATTTCCCGGTTATTTGCTGAACCTCTTTTGCAGTAGGCTCATGATCAAGAGTGACTTCATTATATTCATAATGCGTTTTGATGTCGCCCTCCGTTTCTTCTTCGATTTCACGGACGTTCCAGCGAACGTGCCACTTTCCGAGTCCGATATTTTCAATCGACATCGGATATTCATCCCGCACTTCTATTCTTGTTTCCATATCCGTATGTTTTTAAGTAAATTGATAAAATCCGTTTGTTTCGACAATGGTCGTTTTGAACGGCAACATTTCTTTTTTCACTTTTTGTATTGCACTGACCAGTAGGGATGATCCGGTAAAAATAATCCTTAATTCGTCTTCAAATCTGATTTGCAATTTCAGGCATTTCCCGTTTTTACCTGATTGAAATTTGCTTTCATTCAATTCAAAATCGATCACCTCGATTTCTTTATTCAATACCCGGTTTATTTTTATTTTATCGCCGGCAAACGGCGCCGAATCGATTTCGATTCCTAAATCACTAAATAAATTCATACCTGTAAGTTTTTTATATAAATTGATACAATTTCCATGCATGCACCAGCCTTTATATGACCCGATTATTTCTGTTCGTCTTTTCCCTTTTGCATGACCTATTTTCTTCGCAAAAGCCTGTTTTATCGATTTTCTTAGCATTACACGATTGTGATAAAACACATACCCAAGAAAATTTATTCCGCGAGCATCGACGGGAAAAACCTGATAATTGTCTTTTAATTGCAGGTGTAGGTTTGTTCGTAAATAATCGTCTATTTCTTCTCTTAATCTGTGCAAATAGTCTTTGTTGTCCGACAAAATAACCATATCGTCACAATACCTGAAGTAGTACTTTACTCGTTTAACTTCCTTCATCCAGTGATCGAAATAGTTGAGATAAAAATTTGCGAAATATTGGCTTAAATAATTCCCAATTGGAACACCGGGTGCGCTATCAACAATTTCGTCGAGAAGAATGAGCAACCGCTTATCTTTGAATTTTCTGCGAAGCAATTCTTTCAAAACATGATTGTCGATGCTTGGGAAAAATTTATGAATATCGAGTTTCAAACAGTATTTCGTGCCGTTTTTGTCTTTTAGCGCCATTTTCAAACGCTCGACACCATCGTGAATTCCCCTGTTTTTAATGCACGCGTATGTGTCGCGAATGAACGATTTCACAAAATACGGCTCCAACACGTTCATGATGGCATGATGGGCAATACGATCAGGAAAATAGGGTAAGCGGTAAATCTTGCGCAATTTTCCGGCATCCGTTATCATTTCAAACACATGATAATTCGAAGTTTTATATTTGCAATCGATTAAATCCGATTGAAGCTTTTTCAGGTTTTCATCCCTTTTCCGATCATGTATCTTTATTCCGTATCGGCATTTTTTCCCTTTTCTGGCAATTTCATCCGCTAAAAGGATATTATCCGTATCGCAAATTCTGTCGTATATGTTCCCTATTTTTTTCATCGCTTTGTTGGCTTATCATTTGTGTTTTTCCCTTTCGGTACCAAACACTTTTGAATTTTGTTGTCTTTTGGCAAGTGCCACGGCCTATGTGTCATTTTCTTTTAAGCTAAGCTGAGAGCCGATGTTCGCATTCGCATTCGAAACCGCGTTATTCGTATTCGCGTAGGCGAGACCCGCATTCGCGCCATTATTCGCATTACCACTACGCAGAAGCCCACGATAACACATACAGCCAAAATTTTCAGAGCCCGGGGCGCACGCGCCCATAATAGCCAAGCCGAGAGCCGAGGGTCGCCCTCGCATACGAAACCGCGCTATTCGTATACGCGTCGGCGAGACCCGCATACGCGCCATCATACGCACTACCACCACGCAGAAGCCCACGATAACCGGTGGCCAAAGCATTATAGAAATAATCGGTGTAATAGGTGGATGAACTTGCGCCATTCCCGATTTCTACTCCAAGCGTATCGAAATATTTACCCATAACTATTTTTCGCAACCATCCGTCTCCCGCTTTTCCGAATTCGAATATTCTCGAATATTTAGTTGTGATTGAATCTTCATAAACGTTGTTATTATAGATATAGGCGAGAAATTTATTCCCTTCAGCTTCTGTCTGTTTCCAAATATTTATTCCCTGTGTCCATTCCCACAAATCGCCAAACGGATTTTCAATACCCATAAAATTATTGATTTTGACGGTCAAATTTCCCCCCGCGTTAAAATTCTGAATTACACAATCTGTCTCCCCGTCAATCAACCCCATTTGCAATGTAAGTCCGCACTTTACCAGTGGGTAATATCCGTTGTAATTTGCCCAATCAGTCCCCGACACATTCGTTAATCCGGCGCCCAATCCACCCGAATAATAACCGTTTACCTTATCTACAACACTTTTCTGGCTGTTGAGCGTTCCGTATTTCGTAACAAAAAGTATAAACAGGGCTACGTGCGTATTGTAATCGATTAAGCCGAAATCAGGCCCTTGATTTTGTGCAAACGCTCTGAAATTCGTTCGCGACAATACTGTTCTTGCTTTACCGAGAAGTCCTTTTTCAAGAGCATCGTTTGTCGGGTCGTTATTTCCACCTCGAAATTCTATATTCGAATTGGCTACACTCCATAGCGTATTCGCCGGCTTTCCGAATATTGGGGAATTGCTCGCAGCCGCCTTAAAGCTGCCGATCGTAAAGCCAGGATGCACATCGAAGCCGGGTATAGGATAAGGGGAAACCCATAATTTGTGTACCGTAGCGGAAACATCTTCAACAAGATAATAAAACGGCGGCATGTGAGTCATGACATTACCTGCAGATCCATCGATAATGCTCGGAGATCCGTCAGCATATAATAACCCGTTTGTCTTGTTGAATCGTTTCAAGTAACCATATTGATCGAGAGTACCTTGTACGGCAAGTTCGTTGACAACAGCACTTTTTGCCATATCCTCATTCCCGATACGCTGCAAATCGGGATTCGGTTGATTTTCGTCAATAATTACGCCATAGGCATGTTCCTCCTTATTCAGCCCCCGCTTTGATGGATTAGGTTCTCGCAATGATAGGTTGATCACTGCGGAAACGCGTTTGCCGGCATTTACCTGAATAGGTTCGAGTTGCGTGTATTGCGTGACCTCTTTCAGATAACAAGTCATTGCGAGGTTGATTTTCGGAAAAAACATCAAAAACGTCCCGGATTGCAACATTGATTCAAAACGGGCTTTCTTGTCAAAGAAATCGTTACTGTTATAGGCAACTATAGCGAGAGGAATGGTAAAATCCCGCGCTTCAAGCAAGGTCATGCTGTTAGGAAATAGTGTAACTTCGCCGTGTTCATTTTCAAGTTCAACAGCCAGCGGAGATTTCACCGTAACCGGTTTCATCACTTCGTTGAATGTTCCCCTCATAGGCGTAATTCCAAATTCCCGATAAACATCTATTCCGTTAATATACAATTCTCCTGTCATAATATTATGCTTTTAGTTTTATTCCGTTTGTTTCCATTAGTTTGATCGAATTTTCTATCCGCTCCAATCGCGACAATTCGTTCGTGTTGCGTTCTATGGCGGCTAAATGAAGTTGATTTTTTACCGTAATGCCCAATATCGATTCTGCCGATTCGGACAATTTACCGCTATAGATTCTTACCGCCACGAAATGTCCTTCCAGCTTTGTTCCTGTTTCTTCAGATATTGTAGTTATTCCGCTTTTTTCCGCCGTTTGCGAAATTCCTGTTGTTCCCTGTTTCAAATCGAAGCCAGCCGCCTTTGCGGCTTCATCAAAATCGTTCATTGCGCGTTCCCATTGACCGATAAGCACAGGTGCAGCTCCCATGAATTCAGAAAAATCGTCCAGTACTGTTTGATCTCCGCCAACTGAAAATGACTTTTTCAGGTTATCCTGCAACTGGCCAAATTGCTCTGCAAATATTTCGTTGAAAACAATTTGCGAAACAATATCCTCTATTCCTTTGCTTACGGATTCCTTAAAAGCCGAAAACGAATCGGTACCCCCTTTCCAAGCATCACGCAGAGAATTATACAAATCCGACCCTATCGATCCGGCTATTGAGCTTATTGCCGAATTGATTTGTTCCGTTGCGGCATCGATTTGTTCCTGGTATGAAATAAGCTCTTCGAGGGCATTTTTTGTTTCGTCCGTTATCCCATCAAGTGAAAGAATTGTTTTCGCCAATTCGGTATTGAGCTTTCCCGAGTTGTCGATTAAATTCGAAAAATCGCTTCCGGTAAGTTGAGAAAAATATTTTCCCAAATCACCATAGACATTTTTGGTACCTATCGTAATTCCAAGAAACTTTTTCTTCGCAACCCCTATTTTTATGTCGAGATCATACAGAAATTTATCAAGCGATTTCCCGCTCAGCAATTCGTCTATGTTTTGTTGTGCGTCGACAATAGCCGTGAATGCATTCTGAATGTCTTGCACGTAATCTTTGATGAATACGTTCGATTGCATTTGCGTTCGTATCTGCTCGTTAAGCGCTTTATTGTACGTTATCTGAAATTGAATAAGCTCATTCGTCCATGCTTTTTGCTCTTCACGATATTTTTTAGCTCCGGCAGTTAATGTGGTATATATTCCCGCAACCCCTTTCAACGTATTGCTTATTCCGCCAATCACGTCTCCCGAAGCAATCTGTGCAACTCCCATTCCGAGATTAACCATACCTTCAGACAACCCGGATATCACATTCACCGCATCGGAAACGTCCTGCCCGAATATTTGCCCGAGACTCTCTCCCCAATCCTTAATGATGTCCGTGCTTTTTCCTGCCGAAACTCCAAATTTTTCGAGCGCGTTTAATATTTCGTCCGAGCCTCCGGACTCAATGGCTTTTACAACTTCTTTAAATCCTTCTGAAACAGCCTTAAACGGGTTCTTATTCTCAGTTATGTTATATAATTCGGTATATTTTTTCTGAAGTTTCGAAAATTCTTCGACAGTCAATTTCACCTGCCGTTTCACAGCATTTCCCTGTTCGTCAATATCCTGAATATCGACAATCATAAATGTCTGCCCATTGTCTGAAGTTTCGCGGGCCGATTCGATCACCGATTTTGTTTGTTCCCGCAATTTTTCGAGGGCGGAATAACCCATCCGCTCAATGTCGCCGAAAATAGTCTTCAGAAAATTATCGCTGCTGTTTTTTAATTGCAACACTGCATTGTTATATTCAGCGGTAAGATTTTCGAGAGCCTCCTGAGCTTCTTTCGTTCCCGCTTTTTCCAATATCTTTTTCGCATTCTGATAATCGTTTGTTAAACTGAGCATTTTCACAGTATATCCGCCATATTGTTTCAAAAGCTCGTTGAGCTTTTGATTGTAAGCTTCATCCGACGCCTGCAACTCGACATCGACGATCACCTTTTGTTGATAACCCTCTTCGCTTAAATCTTCCTCAATTGCCTGCCTCTTTTCTTTAAGATATTGTTTAAACGATAAAATGTCGTCTCCATATAATTTCTTTTTTTCTTCGATCTCCTTTTTCAGCGCGTCAATGGAGTTTGTCCCACCGGTCAGTTCCGAGCGTTCGGATATATATAATGTCAAACGTGTCGTATCGTCCCCATTCAATTTTGTTTTGTTTTGCAGGGCGGAGATTTGCCGATTCAAATATTCGAGATAACTCTCTCCGCTTGTCATCAAGTCCGCAAACATGCTCTGTGCCGTTGCTTTGTTTGTAGCTGCAATGGTTTTGTAATAGAGCTGATAAGCCTCTTTTTTGTTTTTCAGCTCATCCGTTATTTTCTCTTGCGCGCTCTTTTCGTTATTGACGGCATTTGTCAACATGTTCTGCTGTCGCAGCAGCGCCCGTTTTTCCTGAGAGCGTTGTGCTTCAAGATTCAGAATATCGACGTTCATTTGCGATATCCGTTCATTGTCTTCTATGGTATTGTCTTGTAACTCATCGATTTGTTTTGCTATATCTCTTTTCTGCTTCATGTGTCCGATTTGCAGGTTATAATTTTCGTCGATAAGTTTTGACGCTTTATGAATAGCGTCCAAGCGCTCTTTTTCGCTCACGGTAATATCATAGGCTTTTTCACGGTATTCGGCTATTTTCGCCTCGTTTGCCGCTATCTTTTCATTCATATCGCGTTCGGCGATGCGTAATTTGAACGATTTATCTTCCAGTTCGGCACGTTCTTTTGCTTTTCTGTTAGTATCCGCTGCAAATGCCGCTACTTTTCCGCCAAAATTGTCAATACCTGTTGAAAATTTCAATCCGGCATTTGCCAGATCCTCAAGCCCTTGTTTCCAATCCTTGGAGAATATCTTTCCGATGGCCGCACCCATTTCTCCAATTGCCACGAATCGGTTAATGACCTGATCCTTCATGAAATTGACCAAGTCCAATAACGCCTGTTTGGGATTGGTGAAAGCTTTGAATAAAGCTTCGCCCACTCTGTCCACAACATCAAGAAAACTGTCGAGAATCCCCTTGAAATAACCGGTTACTTTCGCAAGTTCATTTTGTCCCTCTTCGGTTCGTTTGAACCATGTAAATAAAGCCTTTAGCGCAACCACAATCGCCGCAATTACTGCACCGATTGGTGTAGCGATAAAACGTAATGAAGCCTTTATCATAGCTTCTATTCCCGATACGGTTGATCCAAGCGCACCAGGAGCATTGCGCAACGAATTCAAAAAACCGTCATTGCTACCTGTCGCACCTTCTATCGTTTCTTGTAATTTAGAGGTTTCTGAGTCAAGTGTTCTTATTTGTTCCAGCATCGATCCGCCTATTTCCGCATTTTCGCGTTCTTCTTCACTTAAGTTTCTGTAGGCTTCTCTTAACTCATTCAACCTCGCTACCATCTGATTGTAGCTTCCTTCCACGAGTTTATTCTGTTCGAGTTCTTTTTGTATCGATGAGGATAGTCCTGATGCCTGCGATTGGAGATTTGCTTTTTCAACAGATAGCCTTGCGGTTGCTTCGGCATACTGCGAAGCGGATATTTCGCCTTCCTCGTAACGTTGCTGGAGGCTTGCCTGCATTTGTTCTGTCTGTTTGATTTGCATAATGACTTCCTGCAATACGGTAGCCTGCATCTGTGCATCTTTGCTCAAACTGTTGAACGCTTCGTTGCTTGCGTTGAGCAGGTTCCTGTAGCTCGAAGTACCCTCTTTGCCGAGAGTTTGCACAGAAACTTTTACCTTGTCGATATCTTGTTCGATACCTCCCTTCAATACAAATTCTATATCTACCGGTTCGCGTGTCATTTGCCGTATTTTTTTCCTATCAATTCTCCAAGTTGTTCTTCATTCTCAATTTTCACGTGTGTCATTTTTTTCCCGCTCACGTATCGTGGAGCATCTGCGTTCATCATCATCAGCGTCGGAAAGTTTATTTTCCACATTATCTCGCTCAGTGTCCACCCGGTTTGATTGACCAGCTGATACAATTGTCCAAAAGGGCTATGCAGGCCTTCAACGTACCCGTTAACTCCCTCGTCGTCTATTGGCTCACGTTCATCGGAGTCGTCATCTTCATCCCCCGAAGGAAGGTGATAGTATTCATAAAATCCTGCACTCCGCTAAGGCTGACCAGAAGCGCCGCAAGTTCGGCCATTTGCCGTGTGTCCATGTGCCACCTGAGGTACCATGCCAAAGGTTTGCACAATAATCTACCACGAATTCTGCCGCGCAGCATGCCGATCGCAACAATCTCCGAAGCCGGAACTACCGTTTTTGCAAATATGTCGATCCAGCTTCGCCAATCACTGTCCGCTTCGTCTTTAACCCCCATTTTCAGGTACATCTTCGAAATCCGAAGCATGTTCCCGATTACCGGACGTTTAACGATAATTTTTATGGTTCTCACGCCAAACATTTTCAAGAAAAAAGGGGCGGGGATTGGCACCCTAACCCCTCTGTCCAAAATAGTATCGACGGTTTTTATCTCAACCTCTTCCGTATTCATGATTCTTTGTTATACTACGGGCACTTCTTTAATGGGAGGCGTTGATGCATCATCCGGTAACATGACTTCTCCGGAAATGTCGATCTTTGCAATTTCGGTTCTCGAAGCGTTCCACGTGATTTTACCGTAGAGAAAGCATCGCGGAATTTGAATTTTTACGCCATATAGCGTTTCGATTTCAACGGACAATTCTTGCGAAAAACTCTCGAACGGTGCCGACCATGCGCCGGTCGCAACTGTTCCGCCAAGCCATTTCTGCAAATTTTCGGCTGAAACATCTACTAAGGTGAATTTAAGAGGTAACCCTCCGGCTTCGTACACCGCCAAAAATGGAAACCTGTTGTTTTCTGCCACATGTTTCGTTACTGTTCCGTCTTCTTCGATAAAGGAAACTGTACCTTTATAAAGTTTTCCGACGCTTGTTAATGTAGTGCCCATTGTTCCTCCTGAACCAATTGCACCGGCTTTGATGTCTTTGCATCCTATTCCGTATTTTACTGCCATAATTTTGTTATTTAAATAGATTTATAATTCCGTTTAATATGCTTTTGAAATTTATTTTAAATGAAAGCCACACGGCAACAGTTGTAATGGCTATAATGCCGACGTAAAATAAAACTGATTGTATTTTTGTCATCCGGTAAACCGTTTTTTCCGTTTCAACTGTTACGGGTATTTCTTTGTAGGTATATACCGTATCAATCCTGCTGTAGATTGTGTCCTTATTTTTTGAAGTTGTATAGCTTAACTTTCCGGAATCAAATTTTACGCTCGATGTCGAATTTTTGCTTTTGTATTCTTCGAGGCTTCGCATGATCACCCGATTTAGGCTGTCGCACTCAAAATAAGCCTGTAACAATGTACTGTCTCCCCTCACCACAACCGGAACAAGAGTGCTGGTATTCCTTTCAACCGTTTTCGTGTAAGGGACTGTCAGCGTCTCCTTTCGCGAGCGGCATGATGACAGGATGAACGTTGTCAATATAAGTAGGATGATTAATTTCTTCATTGTTGATCTCCTGTTTGATTTTTTCGATCATGTCGATCATGTTTTCGGGTGTTATTCGGTCAAGAAGTCGCACAATCTTACTGTTTATTGAGCGAAGTTTATTGACCTCTTTCGTCAGCCTGTCCACTTGCTCCGAAACTTCCGTATATTGATCGCTCATCTTTTCCGCCAGCTCTCGCCACATCTTCGCAACAGAATCCACATTATTGATTTCCGCCGCCTTTGCGTCAGCCGCTGCTTTGGCTTTCGTCGATTTCAGCGTCAGCAGCGTTACGATCATCCCGCTTCCGAGCAATAGATTCAGTACAAGTGAAACAATTTCAAAGACTCCCATTTTGCTTATTTTGTAAAGTAAAGATCAGCCTCCGCCGCTCTGCGTCTTGTCAAGCCGGCAATAGGAATATAAACTCCGTTACGTCTGACTTTATTAAACCTCGAGAATTCGTAACGGATAGTGGGATCGTTCGCATTTAGCTTCGCCTTTTTCAGTAGCGTACTCCCCTCGAAATTATCGGTTCCGACATTGAACGTAAAGCTGACAAGGGCATCAAACTGGTTTTGTGACAGGGAAAGGTTTTGTTCGTTCACGGCGTCCTCCGCCGTTTTCAAATCACGCGCGAGGAGTTCGACAGCTTCCTGCTCGGTTATGGTATCACCGCTTTTAACTCCGCCCGTGTGCCCGTAACCTATTGTCCAAGTTCCGCGTGAATCCTGATACGCCTTAAGGCGCAACCCCTCAAACCTCTTTATCAGCTCGATGCCCTTGTTGCTCGTCTTCATATTTATTTACCGTTAGCCTAAGCCGCTGTGTCCTGAATAATTGCCAACAGTCCGGCAACATCATTGCGCATCGGACGACCACCCGCGCGAACTTCAAACGAATAAATGTCTCCGTAGTAAGTGGGGCTGTTTAATTCCTCACGTGCAACAACTTCTCCCAGCGCGCGACAAATCGAATTGGTATGCCATGCCAGTGCGGCGGCATTGTCAGTTGCAGCTCCGGCCGCACTCCATTCCTTGAATATTCCGGCCGTTGAATATACGCCAACGCGAGATCTCATCATTACGCTGAAACCGAATAGTTTACCAACGATTCCGTTTGCAATGTCAACTCCGGCGTGGAAGGCCATGGCTTCATGTGCCGTAAGGCTGGCAAGCAGTTGGTCATACATGTCGGCGTCGATGAGCAGATAGCGATCTGCCTGCGGTACGTTTTGCTTGTTGAATACTTTCATGGCAGCGCGCACATCGTCTTTCGTGAAGGCCTTGCGGTTACCGGTAGCGGAAGGCGTATGTGCCAACACGGCAGCGCCGGTTGTTTTAATCGAGTAGGTAGAAGCCGGGAACCACTTTGCCAAAATACCTTCGGAGATAACCTCCTGCAATTTTGCCCTGTCCGTACGGATAACACTTTCACGTTTGTTGTACGACAGTTCTACTGTTTCGGCAAGGTCAATTTTAATGGGATCCGTCGAATAGTTGTCCAGTTCAAATGTTAAATCGATGTCGGTTCTCGAATTCACGGTGGCGGGGAATGTATTCCTGTTTTTAACCACATTTGAGGGCGCGCCCGCATTGGGTATGTGTACAATTTTCCCCTGATTCACAAATTCATCCGCATTAAATGCTTTCGCCAGGAAGGTATTGTCCGCGAACAGTCCCTCTACGATGGCGTTCATCCAAATTTCTTTTGTTATTGCCATTTTCTAAAATTTTAATTGGTTATTTCTTCACCGGCTTTTTGCCGTATTTTTGTTCGAATTTTTCTTCGTACAAATCAATGTACTTTTCTTTCAGCGTAACGAGCTTCCCTGCTTTGTCCAGCTCATCCCACGTTTTGCTTGCCATGTCTGCAAGTTCTTTGTTGGTATCTTGCGCCTGTGCGTCGAGCATGCTCTTAACGCTGGCGCGTTTCGGAATATTAGACAGGGCCTTTTGTGCCGATTCGAAGTCGGTCGCAAAAAATTTCAAAAAGTTTTCTTTGCCTTCGGCATTCAGTCGCCCGTCCTTCACGGCTTCGTCAACCAGCCTTACGGCCTCGATGTTTCTCGCTTCGGCGTCTGCCTTCGCACGCGCATCGGCTTCATCTTTCAGTCGTTTGTTTTCTTCCGAAACTTCTTTCATTTTATCCACAAGCGTTTTCACCGCGTCGTGGAGCTGCTCATCAGTGCTGTTTTCCGGCAAGTCGAGCATTTTAAAAATTTCACCTTTCATTTTGCTTTGTTTTGATGTTTGAGGTTTGTTTTCACTCGCCACAAAATTGTTATCGAATAATTTTAAAATTTGGTCATCAGTTAATGGCTGATCATTTTCATCATATAACCGTAAAGCATTATGGTTAGCTCCGATGCCGACAATCGACGCTTCCCTTAATTGCCACCTGGTCACTGTTGGCAATTTCTGTCCCGGCAGCATCTTCATCGGATCGTCCGATGTTTCCACTACCCGAAACCCTACGGATGCCATCCTCAAAAATCCGCGCTCTACCTTTCCGGCTATCTTGCGTGCATTTTCATCTTCCGTGTCGAAAACTGGATCAGCAAGCAATTTTCCGTCATCAACCCGTATGTTTTCCCAGCGCCCTATTGGGACACTCCACTCGTCATGGTTGTAGAACATCACCGGGTTACGCCTGAACTGTTCGATTTCTGCACCATCCATCAGTACGCGGAACCCGTAAGTATTCACGCTTTCGTCGCTTAAAACAAATGATTTTTTTTCGGCCATTGATTTTTCGTCTATTTTTCTCACAAATAAAAAGGTTGATGCGGTTGTTTCCAAAAAGTTTATTAAGCGTTAATACATGTATATCAAGCGTTAATATACTTTTGTGTAAGATGTATCGTGAAATATATTTTTGTCTGAAAAAGAGGGCAAAATGGCAAATCTGACAATCGAACAAAAACGCGAGTGGGCTCAGCTGCTCTATACAAAAGAGCACCTCACACAGAAAGAGATAGCCGAACGGGTGGGTATTTCGGTGCAAACGATGTCCAAATGGGTGACGAAATTCAAATGGGATGAGCTCAAGGTTTCGCTCACAATCACGCGCGAAGAACAACTCAAAAACCTGTACCGCCAGCTTTCAGAAATGAATAAAGCAATTTCCGAACGCGACGGGAACAAATATCCCACCGCCGCCGAAGCCGACACCATCACAAAACTCGCGAATGCCATCGATAAACTCGAAACCGAGACCGGGTTAAATGAGATTTTATCGACCTTTAAAGAGTTTTTAAATTGGATGCGCAAGTTCAATCTCGAAGAGGCACAACGCCTCGTTCCGCTTTTCGACGATTTCGTTAAAACGAAACTAAAATGACAAAACGCCTTAAAATAATCGAACGCGATGCGCTCACCGATTGGGATGAATTTCGAAGGGGATTACTCAATGCCGCAACAATCGACGACACGGAAACGATTCCGGAACAGCGTCAGCGCATTGCGCGCCTCGAAGCGGACAACGAAGCCTGGTTTGCCTATTATTTTCCAACCTACTATACCTGCGAGCCGGCACCGTTTCATAAAAGAGCCACAAAACGATTATTTCAGCACCGACGCTGGTACGAGGTACGTGCCTGGAGCCGCGAGTTGGCAAAATCCTCGCGATCGATGATGGAAGTTACCAAGCTCGCTCTCACCGGACAAATCAAAAATATATTGCTGATTTCAAACTCACAGGACAATGCCGAGCGTCTACTCATGCCCATTATGATTTCGTTGGAAAGCAACATGCGCATTACGCACGACTACGGCGTTCAACAAAAGCCCGGAAGTTGGGAGGTGGGCGAATTTGTTACAAACGACGGCGTTTCTTTCCGTGCACTTGGCGCTGGACAAAGTCCTCGAGGTACACGCAACGAAGCCGTTCGCCCCGATTTTATCCTCATCGACGATATCGACACCGACGAGGAAACCCGGAATCCGGATCGCATTCAAAAGAAGTGGGAATGGATCGAGCAGGCGCTTATTCCCACCGTCAGTGTTTCGGGCAGTTACCGGATTTTGTTTAACGGAAATGTGATTGCACGCGATTGCTGCATCACAAGGGCCATGCAGAAGGCCAACTTTGTTGACATTGTCAATATCCGAAACGCGGAAGGCAAATCGTCCTGGCCACAAAAGAACTCGGAAGAGGACATCGATAATATGTTGTCGATGATTTCGACGGCTTCGGCACAGAAGGAATATTTCAACAATCCGCTGTCGGAAGGCGACGTTTTCAAGGAATTGACTTGGGGAAAAGTCCCCCCGCTCAACCGTTTTCCATTTTTAGTTGCGTACGGAGATCCGGCACCTTCAAACTCGAAAAATGGCAAGGGATCCTATAAATCGGTATTTCTTGTCGGAGCTTACGACGGTAAGTATTATGTCATTACGGGCTTTCTCGATCACGTGACAAACGATGAATTTGTCGGATGGTATTACGCTATTCGCGACTTTGTCGGCGACAAAACGACTGTTTATAATTACGTAGAAAACAACAAACTGCAAGATCCTTTTTATCAGCAGGTTTTCATTCCGTTGTTTTCCGAGTGTGCGAAGGAAAAAGGATTCGTCGGCATCATTCCCGATGAACGGAACAAGCCGGATAAATTTAGCCGCATAGAGGGCAATCTTGAACCGCTCAACCGTCTCGGCAAATTGATTTTCAACGAAAACGAGAAAAGTAATCCGCACATGAAGCGCCTTGAGGAACAGTTTCTACTTGTTACGCCGAAACTCACCGCTCCGGCCGACGGCCCGGACTGTGTCGAGGGTGCTGTGTGGATGATCAACGAAAAACTGTCAACATTATCAGCCGACAGCTATTCGATCGGCAAACGGCGCTCAAATGCTAAACGATTTTAATTCAAAAAATATATGGCTTTTTTAACACAAGAAGAACTCAAAACTCACCTGTACGCTGAAAATATCAATGTCATTTCCCGCGACGATGAGACGATTCTGCAAGCCGCTATCGACGCGGCATGTCAGGAGGCAAAAGGTTATCTTGCCGCTTATGATACGGCGCAGGTTTTCGCTGCCGCTGGTAATATGCGTAATGCGTTGCTGCTCATTTTCGTAAAAGATATAGCTGTTTGGCATTTCATCAATCTGTGCAATGCGGGTACGGAATTGCAATTGCGTCAGGATCGGTACGAGCGCGCAATTGATTGGCTGAAGGCTGTACAGCGGGGCGATGTTTCTCCGGATTTGCCTAAAGTTGTCGAAGATGGAGTAGAAAAAAACGGAATAATCACTTTCGGAAGTAATCCGAAAAAAAATCAGCATTTCTGATATGGCAAAGAAACAAAATACAGGCGGCACGGTGATCAACCAAATAATCATCAAGGCCCCGCAACGAAAAACGTCCGACGTTGGCGAGTGGCGCAATGCCCTCGTTTCTGCCGACTCTGGCCGAATGAAACGTCTTTTCGATTTATTCGAGGACTTGCTCATCGACAGTTACTTATCCGACGCTTACGCCAAGCGCCGCGAAGCGGTTACCAATGCCGAAATCACGTTTCAGGATGCGAAAGGTCAGGAGGTAACGGAAATGACCGCTATCATGGACACTATTGGGTTCGAGGATTTGCTCAATCTGATCATGGACGTTCGTTTCTGGGGCCGTTCGGCTATGGAGTTCGACTTTACAAACGGCATTTCCGTTTTTGAAATTCCGAAAAAACATATCGACCTGATTAATCGTCAAATACTGAAGCAAGACACGGATATGGCAGGTATTCCGTACGAGGGCGACGATAATCTCCTCGTGTTGGGCAAACCTCGAGATTTCGGCCTATTCCTCCGCACGGCTCCGTATGTGATTTGGAAGAGAGGCGGCTTCGGCGACTGGGCACAGTGGCTCGAAATTTTCGGCATGCCGCAGCGAATCGGAAAATACAGTTCTTTCGATCCTCAAAGCCGCCAACTCCTTGAACAGGCGCTCGAAAACGCGGGTTCTGCTCCGTGGTTGGTTATCCCTAAAGAAAGCGACGTCGAGACGGTGAACAATACCGGATCAGGCAGCTCGGGCACTTCGTTCAACGATTTTCGTAAAGCCTGCAACGAGGAAATCCTGATCACAGTTTTGGGGCAAACGCTGACCACCATTCAGGGCGACAAAGGGGCACGCTCGCTGGGTGAAGTTCATAAGCAGGTCGAGGAAAGCAAAAACCGTTCGGACATGCGCTTTGTGCAGCGTGTTCTGAATCAGTACGTCCTTCCGCGTCTCGAAAATCGCGGGTTCCCCGTCAAAGGTGGTCGTTTCGTTTTTCCCGAAGCTTCCGAACAACTAACTGTTTCCGATATTATCGGATTATCCGAAATAATCGATATTCCGGCTTTGTATCTCCACGATAAATTTAGCATTCCGGTACCAAAGGAGGGTGAACAGGTTGCGCGCCGTAGAATGCCGCAAATTTCTATTCCGGATGATGAGGTTGATGATACACCTGTTGATGAGCAGGTTAAGAATTCGGATAGAAGCTTGTTAAAAAAAATGATCGGTTTTTTCGTTCAAGCCCCGGCAATGACCGGGGCAATATCGAATGGAAATCTCCTCACATTAGCCGATGAAGATTTGCATGATCGACTGATAAAAAAAATTGCCGAAAAAAATATCGATAATTTCGATCCTGAACTGTTCAACTGGATAAGTAGAGACCTGATCGGTGCGCTATATAGCAAATCGCAAAAAATGGCCGATCTCGGTTTCACATACGGATATCAGTCCGATGCTTTCCGAACGGCTCAAGAGCTGAACGTGTTCCATTTCAGCGCGGCAAAATCGCTCGCAGAAATACAGCGACTGAACGAACTGTATCGGCAGAGCAAATCATTTGAAGAATTTCACAAATCGGCAAGTCAGGAGCTCGACGTCTTCAATAAAACGTGGCAAAAAACCGAATGGCAAACGGCAACGCTCATAACGGAAAGTACTGAAAATTACAATCGGCTTAAAAGCAAAACAAAATTGTACCCTTATTGGGAATATCGCACGGTTGGCGACGATAAGGTACGCGAAGAGCATCGCAAGCTACATGGTTTGATGCTGCCTGCCAACGATCACCGTTGGGATAAAATCTGGCCGCCTAACGGATGGAAATGCAGGTGCTATGTGGTTCCTCGAATGCGTCAGGAGGCTGAAGATGTCGATTTTGACGAAATGCGTTCGAAGGTGGATGCATATTACGACACGAAAGAATGGAAGCAAAACGAGGCGCAGGGCTTCGGAGTGAACAGGGCACTTTCGCCGAAAATATTCAACGAGGATCAAATGTATATCAAGAAGTTTCCGAATCAGGCGTCAAAACTTCTTAAGGACATTAATTATAGATCATACGGACTGAAATCTTATGAACAGATGCGTTCAAAAGCAGATAGTCAAATTCCCCTGTATGAAGGAAAAATTGAAGATTTCGTAAACGCTTTGAAAAAAGAAGACGGAAAAACTTTTTTCACGGATTACAACGGGAGATCGATTTTGTTTGATGAGAAGGATTTTTTAAAAAGTCATTCAAAAGAAAAATACGAATCGAGAGCAAAATATTTTAAGGCGGCATCCGAAACGTTGAAAACACCCGATGAGGTGTGGATCAATTCGGGTATTTACGGCAAAAACGCATTCGATCAATATGTTTTTATTAAGTATTACAAAGACGAAACTGTTGCCGTGGTTGCAGCTATCGATCAGGGAACGGTGTATAAAATAAAAACGTGGTTCCCCGTTTCTGAAACTCAAAAAACGACAAATAGGGCCAAACGCATCGCGCAAAAGAATAAATACAGGTGGGGGTTACTTATAAAGAAACCCGGCAATTAACCGGGCTCTTCGGCTTGTATGCGATACGCCGTTTTCGGCCGTCGTTGTCCCTCCGCCGCAGGTTATTGGCAACTCCTTATCCGCATCGCAAACTTGTACAAATATATAAATTTATTTCAGATGACAATAGATGAACTTGAAAAATATTTCGAACAACTTCCCGATCAAATACTCGACAATGTGCCGGATATTGTTGCCGAAACGGCAACAGAATATTTTAAACAGCGATTTACGGAAAAGTCCTTCGATAAAAACCCGTGGGCTGCGGCAAAAGTACCTAAACATACGGGTTCGTTACTCGTAGAAAGCGGGAATCTGCTCAATAGCATAAAGCCTTCCGAAATTACCCGTGAACATGTGGTAATTTCTGCTGGCAATGAAAAAGTGGAGTATGCAAAAGTACACAATGAAGGTTTTACCGGACAAGTAACTATACCCGAACATACACGTAGTACAAAACACGGGGCGGTAAATGTTCGTCAGCATACACGTATGCAAAACATCCCACAACGCCAATTTATGGGATATGCTTCCGAATTGATGGAAAAAATCAGAGAACGAATCGATTCTCTGTTAAACGAAATTCTTTAATAAAATCTTACGGATATGAATAAACAAATTATTATGGATATTTGCGACAGGATCGAGGCACAGGTTCCCGAGCTCAAATGGATCGATCTGGATAGCGGAGATATCGACATGCAATCCGAACGTCCTTCCGTTGCTTTCCCCGCATGCCTTATCGACATCAATTATTCGTCATGCGAGGATCAAACATCAACCGAACAACTGGTAACCGCCAACGTAATCGTACGTGTTGCTTTTCAGCCCCGTGGAGCAACAAACAATAAATCGCCCGTTAGGGCATCTTCGTTATCCGTATTGGATACCGTCGAAAAAATTCATGCTGCCTTGCAGGGATGGCACAATACCGGTGCTTTTTCGACGCTTACACGCGTATCTGCCTCCGGTGAACGCCGGCGCGATGGACTTAAGGTTTACAGGTTACTGTATCAGACAACATTTATCGATAGCATATAAATAAAAACAGCGGGGGATTGCTCCCCCGCTTTCCGTCTGTCCTATTGGCAGGAATCTTTCGATGACGGCCCTGCCTGGTGCGATTAACGATGCAAATATAAGTATTTCTTTAATTCAGAAAATACCGGAAAATCGTGATAAATTCCTTGTGGCTCGACGGTTGTTTAAAGCTGGAACAATTGGATCGAACCGGTCAATAATTAGAAAGCCTGAACGAACAAACAGTCTTTTTATGTCGATTAACCTTGTGATTTGTAAATAAATTGGGGGACGGAATTTTACCGCTTTGTGATTTTTTATTGTTTTCGTACGATTTTTGCGCGGAGTGGTGTAAATGATATGGCGGGAAACAGGTAAAACAGGAAAAACAGGGGATTTAGGAACTTGCCTGCGAAACTTATGTTGATACCGGTATGAAGACCTGAAGGCATTAATCATGTCGTTCATTACCCCCTGTGTTATTTCTTTTTCCTTCATCCCGTAAACGATCATAAGAACTATTTTAAAATTCAAAGATAGAACAATGGATTTACTCATGCAAGCATTTTACAATCTTTTTTATATTATATAAAACAGTAAATAATAAGATAATAGTTGTAGTTTTTGATTATGATTAGTGGGGTGAAAAAAGGAGAGTAAGGAAAACTATATAAATAAAAACAGCGGGGGAGCAATCCCCCGCTTTCCGTCTGTCCTATTGGCAGGAATCTTTCGATGACGGCCCTGCCTGGTG